ACTTATTTTTACCAAAATCTTCTAAGAATGGTTATGCATTTGCTAAACTTGGATCAGGTAAACACTTATTATATAGTGAAGCTGATCATCTTAAGAAACTAGAAGCAAAGAAAGTTGACTCATTTGGTTCAGGTGATGATGACTTTGCAGTACCAAGTAAGGTAGCTTCTGACTTTGATTTAGACTAATAAGTTTAAAGGGAGTCAGTAAAAGGGCTCCCTTTTTATTATTAAATTTAAATATTATGATTTCTACAAAAGGTGCAATGCAATTCAAAGATGTTCCAACTACTTGGATCTTTGAGCATTATTTAAATCTAACAGAGCAGTTAGATGGTCAACAGATTAAGATTAAATCAGTATTTAAAACAGAGAAGACTCCATCAATGATAGTTTATATGGATGCTTTTACAATGACATATAAGTTTAAAGACTTTTCATCAAGTATTCAAGGTGATGCTATTACTCTTGTACAGAGTATATTTACTATTGAAGATAGAGCATCTGCATCATTTAAGATACTTAATGATTATAAGACATATCTTGGTGATAATAAATCTTATAAGCAGCCTGAAATTAAAATATATGAAAATTATAAAGTATCAGATTATACTATTAGGCATTGGTCTAACTTTGATCAAAAGTATTGGGGACAATATCATATAGGTTCTAACATGTTAGAGGCATATAATGTATCTCCACTAGAGTATTATAAGATGACAAGAACTGAACTGGATGGTACTGTATCTGAAATAACTATTAATGGATTGTATCTGTATGGTTATTTTAAGAGTGATGGTACAATGTATAAGATTTATCAACCAAAGAATGTGAATAAAAAGTTCTTAAAGCTAGGTAATTATACTCAAGGTTCACAGCAATTAACATTGACTAAAGACTATTTAGTGATCACTTCATCTCTCAAAGATGTAATGGCATTTAATAAGCTTGTGTTTAACAATGTTGAATGTATTGCTCCAGACAGTGAAAATACTATGATTAAAGAATCTAGTATAGATAAACTTAAAGAGAAATATAAAAGCATATGTGTACTATTTGATAATGATGAAGCAGGTATTAGTTCTATGAAGAAATATAAAGAAAGATATGGCCTTCCTTATATCATATTAGATATGGAGAAAGATGTCTCTGATTCAATTAAAGTGCACGGGTTACAAGCAGTAAAAGAAAAATTATTTCCACTATTAAAAAAAGCAATACATGAAAGGCAAGATTGAGATTGAATTTAAATTCAAAAAAGATAATCCAGGATCATTTACTAAAAAGGTAAACATCAATGGAATAACACCATTTCACATAGCATCAGCAATTACTACTCTTATTGAGATATTAGAAAAGCATGCTGATGAACATGATCAAAGAGAGATATTAGATATACTAAACAATAATGCAAAATTTGCAGGTATAAACATTATACCAAAGGGTGATGCATAAATTTTAAGATTATGAGTTGGATACATGAAGGTAAAGTGTTTGATGAATCTAATATTCCTGAAGGAGCTGTTGGTTTTGTATATCATATGTCAGTAATATTAAATGGTAATAGCTATGCATATATTGGTAAAAAGAACTTTTTTGCTAATATCAAGAAACCTATGGGTAAAAAAGCATTAGCTCAAACAACTGATAAAAGGCTAAAGAAATATACTAGAGTACTTAAGCCTAACTTTATGAATTACTTCAGTAGTAATCAACAATTAAAAGAAGCTCATAAAGCTGGTTGTATAATTAAAAGGGAAATTCTAAGAATATGCTATACAGCAACTGAATTGACTTATCAAGAGGTAAAGCACCAATTTAAATATGAAGTGCTTGAAAAAGAAGGGTATCTAAATGGTAATATATTAGGTAAATTTTATAAGTTTAAATAATAAAAAGTTATGGCTGAAAATAAATTAGAATCAATAATGATTGGTTTAGTTAATGCAGGTATTAAAAAGGTAAGTGTAAATTATGATGGAGGTGGAGATAGTGGAGCTATTGAGTCTATAAGAATTACAACGGATCCAGATGTTGACTTTGACCAATTACAAAGTTGGGAAAGTGGAACTGAATTAAATGACTATAACTCAGAGTTATATTCATTACTTGAAGATTATTGTCAAGAAATGTTATTACATGATATAGAAGACTGGTGGAATAATGATGGTGGTTTTGGACATATACACATTGATGTTGAAGAAGGTACCTATGAAATTCAAAACAGTATAAGAGTTACTGATTATGAAGAGTTTAATCATTATGGTAATCTATTTGAGAAAAACAAGAAGTAATGGCACATCCTTTAGAACATTGTAAGTCCTCAGTAAGAAAGTGGGGAGGTCATGTATCTGATTATGAAGATATTCATAGTTGGTTTGATGAAACTAAAAGCTGGATAGGTCATAGTAAACATAGAATGTTTAGACATCATAGTGAAGGTATATTTGAATGTGAAAAGATATTTGGTAAACAGTTTACTAATTCAGATGGTAGAACTGTATATACAAGATATGTTGGAGAACAACATGTAAAAGAGGATTGTAATAATTATATACCTACTGCTAAAGAGTGGGTAGATAATATTAATACTCCTAAAGAATGGATGATTAAAACTTTAAAAATTGAAGACTAATGGAAGTTATAGGAGTAATAGTATTGGTTATACTAGGAATAAGTTTATTGCTATTAACATGTATGGGTTTATATGCTCTTTGGTTTATGGCTTTTCCTGAATTTATTAATAAAATAAAAAATAAACATGAAAACTTTCAAAGAAATAAGAGATAAGTATGGTTATATTGGATTAGTTGAAGTAATAGATCCAGAATATGGAGGTGATTATGGATATATAATTTATTACAAACCAAATCATCTAGCTGTATTACATTGGAATAAAGGATTTAAAACCTATGAAGTAGCTGAAGAAACTTGTTTAGCAGAGTTAAATGAAATTATTAAAACTTTAAAAATAGAAGACTAATGGAAAATACAATTAATTATTGGGGGTTAGCACATGAATATTCTGATTCTAAATATAAAATGGAAAAGGGTGATGATATTTCTAAGTATGAGAGATATGAAGAAGTAAAAGAAGCTTATGAAGCTGGATTTTTAAAAGCTATGGAATTATTAAAAATTGAAGACTGATGGAAAAGGTGGTACTGAATAAAGAGAGCGTAAAGAGTGTAATGGATATGTATGCATCAACTGATAAAGATAATCAGTTAGTTGCAAATGAAATAGTGAATAATTGTGATATTGAAAAATCATTACCATGGTTAGTTTTAATATATGCAGAAAGTAATCATACTAATGAATACTGGACAGAAAATATGTCTAATGCAATGAAAGTTATAATAGAGTTAAGTATATATGGTGATTATAAACCTACAACAAGTAATGTTTTAATGTCATTACTTGATTTAAAGGCTGAAGCTGATGTAGTAGATATGTTTTTACAATTGCATGTTGAAAGATTAAAGAAAAGTATGGCCAGTTGGGGTTATCCTGTAGATAAATTAAACTATTCAATAACATTAAAGAATGACAAAGAGTAGAGAAGATAGTTTAGCAAAAACCAGTAAAGATTTAATGTTGAAGGAGCCCTATTACGGGTTCTTTTTAATTATGTTGAATAAAGTATGGGATAATAAAAGAGTTCCAACTGCTGGTGTAAGTAAGCATAATATCAATTATCAACTTACTATTAATGAAGATTTCTGGACTGGATTAAGTGATGATCATAAGCATGGTTTATTAAAACATGAGCTATTGCATATTGCATTTGGTCACTTGACAATGTATTTTAAATTTAGTGACAAAAAGCTTGCTAATGTTGCTATGGATATGGAGATTAATCAGTATATTAACTCAGATTATTTACCAGATGGTGGTATTAATATAGATGAGTATCCTGATTTAAACTTAGACAGAAAAGCAGGTTGTAGATATTATTATGAAAAGCTACAACAAGCTAAAGAGAAGAAAGACAAAGGTGGTGAAGATGGTACCAGTGGTGATGATAATTATGATAAGGTATGTGATCAAATGGATTCAGGAGATGATATGAACTCTGATCACCCAACTTGGTCTGACTTTGAAGACATGACTGAAGCTGAACAGAAGCTAATTGAGAAGCAATTGAATAAGATTCTCAATGATGCTAAGGAGATGACTGAAAAGAAAAGAGGTAATGTTCCTGGAGAAATTGAGGGACTACTTGAAATGGAAGCAATCACAGCCCCTAAGTTTGATTGGAAAGGTTATATAAGAAGATTTACTGGTGTATCATCAAAAGTGTATACTAAAAAGATAAGGAGAAAAGAGAATAGAAGATATTCTGATAATCCTGGTCTAAAGATTAAAATGAAACAACATATGTTGTTGGCTATTGATACTTCAGGTTCTGTATGTGATAAAGAGTTGCATGAGTTCATGAATGAAATACATCACATCTATAAGCAAGGAGTAGATATTACTATTATACAATGTGATACTGCTATCAAGAGTATAGAGCCTTATAAAGGTAAGAATGAGATTAAGATATATGGTAGAGGTGGGACCGAGTTTGATCCCGTCCTTGAGTATTATAATGAAAATATAAGAAAGTTTACTAGCTTGGTATATTTCACTGATGGTGAATGTTATACTGATGTTAAACCAAAAGCTCCTGTTTTATGGGTGCTGTCTGAACAATCCCATATGAATAATGACCTCCCGGGAAAGGTTATCAAGTTAGAAATTTAAAAAATTAAAAGAGATG